TGGCTGAGGTCGATGCTATCCTTGCAGCAGACTTGGCTACGTTTGAACGAGGAGTTCTGCGCCTCTGTCCAGGTGGACTTACTCAAGGCCGCTTTGACGCTCTGGTTTCCTTCAGCTTCAACGTCGGGCTCGGCAACCTCCAAAGGTCAACCATCCGCATGAAGCACAACCGTGGCGACTTCGAGGGTGCTGCGGAAGGGTTTATGGCGTGGACTAAGGCCGGTGGTAAGGAGTTGCCTGGTCTAGTTAAACGCCGGAAGCACGAACGCGCTCTCTATGAATCTGAGTAATTCTTTCCTTTAGTTCCTCGGCTACGGTCAAATTGTGCTTGGCCTCAAACTGGTCTAGCCACTTCCTCCTCGCCTCCTTTGTCGGAAGCGTCAAAACATACCTTGCCAGCCCCTCTATTTTTGCTTCGTGTTCGGATAACACTATCTGATAGAACTCCTCTGGGGTAGCGGTAAAGGTTCCTCTATTAACCAGCCCTAGCAAATGTTTTATGCAACGCTTTTCTTGCGGTGGTGACGGCTCTGGCTGCGTCAGATTTTCGAACAAATCTCCCAAGATAATACCTCTTATAGTTGGCCATTATGTGCGCCTCGTAAAACTTTTCCTTCCTCTTGTAGACCCCCTTTATATTGGACTTGGTTTTCTCTCTGCGCTTGGAGTTCCACCTGTTCTCCATCTGCGTGGCAACCCTGAGATTGCTTAGTCTATTGTCGGCAAACTTGCAGTTTATGTGGTCAACGGTCTCAGGCCAGTACCCGTGGTGGTACGCCCAGACAATCCTGTGGGCAAAGTAAGGCTTTCTGAATATAGCAATTTTGCGATAACCGCGAGGGGTTATGTGTCCTGCAACCCTGTTCGCGTACCTACGGTTCCACATGACGTAAGCAGAATACTTGGCGAAAGCCTCAATGGGTCGAGGCTTCCACACAAGTCTTCCACGCCTGTAATCAAACAGGGCTTTCAGTTGTTGCTGGCTTAGAATGGAATGTCGTCCTCTAAGGCTTGTTGCTTTGGCTCTGCCTTGGGCTTGGGTAGTTCAACCTTGAGGCTCATAAACTTCTGCCCAGACTTGCCTGTTTTAATCCATGCGGCTAGGTTGTACTCAGTCCCGTCTACGTTTAACTTTCCTTTGTAGGCAGGAGCCTTCTCGTTGTCCGACTCGTTCTTAAACAACACACCGCTATTGGTATTATCGTATTCCATAACTTCTCCTATTTGGCTGCTATATAAAGACCAACATTGCCAAGGCTATAACCCAAGAAGGCTACGCCCAGACCCACCTTACCCTCTAGTAGCAACTGCACCGCTACCACAAGGTATACAACACCGATTCCGGCTATTAACCACGCCGCCACTCTGTCCACCCCGCTAGAACAATCACCCCTAGCATAAACAACACAAACCACGCCGCGTCCTGCGCGTAGAAGTGTGCAGATATAAGTCCGTCTTTCATTCTTCGTCCTCCGTGTTCATTAGTAATTGGTACTTAATCACCTCTAAAACCCCCACCACCGAGGCTAGAGGTAGTGCCTCGTCAAACTTCTCCACAGCCCCCACAATCTCTTGGTAGAGGGCTTCTATCATCACCTGCTGACTCAACCCCGCATCTCCTGGGCCAAGGTCTTAAATCCCCAATCCTCTGCCATCCTCGCGCACCGCAACATCTCCTCCTCGCGCACGATTTCCGCAAACCTCTGCAACTGTGTGCGAGAGTCCTCGTGGAAGTTGAACAATATCTCCCCCTCTTTCAAAAACAATCCCGCTTCTACCGCCAGGTCATCAATCGTCACACTCAGCCTCCACTTCCTTTAGAAATAACTGTACCTTTTCTAACATCTCGTCCATGTCCTTTTGCTCCGGCTCAAACCGCACGATAAAGAGCATCTTGCTCACCGGCAGTCGGGAGTCGAAACTTACAAAGTCGCACCATTTCCTGCCCGTACAGGCCAGTTGGAGCATCATCTGGTTTTTATACTTTGCCGGAACCTTGCCCGCCTTTCTGTATTGCAGGTGCGTAGCCGTGTTCGGGTTCTTTATCTCTACCAGACCATCTTCCCCCACAAGCCCGTCAGGAGAGGCTCCTAGCCATTGTATTGTCGGGTGGGGTACGAAGCCTACTTGGTCTACGAAAACGCCCGTGTGAGCCTCGTATGCGGCTCTAGCGATGGGTTCCTGTTCGGTTCCGCGAATCATAGCCGCGTTGGGCGCAAAACCCGCCTGTGGGGTCTTGGTAAGTCTTTCGGCTACGAGCTGCCAGAGGTAGTTTTTCCTAGTCTCGGTATCCTTACCCGCTAAAGCGTCGCTAACCCTGCTGGCTGTTACAAACCCCAACCTCGCCTGTAACCATTCCTCTGTGCCCTGCCTGATTTCTGTTAAGTCTGTCATGTAGCCTCCTCTTGGCTATGTGTAGTTCTGCCTCTAACTTATCCGTACTCATCCGCAATCTCTGGGCTACATTGTGGCTCAAGTTATACGGGTACTGGATATATCTTGCCTTCAAAACCCTGCGTGATACATCAGGTAATTCCCTTACCGCGTCTTCTACTGCTTGCCCGTCAATCATGTCGGGTTCTATTCTCGGTTCTTCGCCCTCAAAGACATCCTCGGACTCGTAGTTCCCCTCTGCGCTCGCGCATTGGGTACGGTGTTCTGGGCCAACATGACCCCAAGCACAATAAAAGGCCCAGTTCCGAAGACGGTCTTCGCTAATCATGTCCTTTGAACCATAGTTCGTATAACTCCGGTCTGTTGGCTTTAATCCAAGGTTGGGCAGATTGTATAAGTTCGTTAGCGTTCCGTCCACAGGTTTGAGAACCAACGTGGTGGACGTAAGCCCTGCTAATAGCGTGCTGAAAGCCCTTCTTCTGGATGTCCAGGCATTGCACATCGTCCGAGTACCAGTTGATAGGCGGGAAGTCCACCCATGCGTCCTTGTGAATGTAACTACAAATCGGGGCTATAACATCGGTCATGTTAATAAGATTCTCGGTCTCGTACCTGAACCACTCCATTTTTCCCTGCCCAAGCCGAATGTTCTGCAAACCTCGGGCATAATCAGACCTAGCGGATACCCATCCGAGGGGGATGCTTTTGTCTCGCAAAAACGCAACGTCCTCGCCAAGCAGCTTCCAGGTGCTAGGGTTGAACACAATATCGTCGTTACAGACCACCACCTCGTCGAACTCCTCAAACGCCCGCTTGACCACGGCGTTGTAAGCGTCCCCAAAGTTATCTGCGTCGTTGGGCAGGTTTATCGTCCTGTGGCGCGGGAGAATAATCTCGCTACCGGCTAGGAACACGGTTACGTCTTGCGGAACGTAGAAGGTTATGGAGGCCGCTAGGACGGGTAGGCAAGCCCCCTTAGTTGTTGCTATCGCTATTGCTTTCATTTATTCCCCAACGGTAAAGTTTTGCCCAAAAGACGGTATACATCCTCTAATAATTCCTGCTCGGTAAATCCGTAGTGCTTGGGGAAGCCTTTGGTTCCGAGTCCGTGAACTCCAGTTTTACCTCTGTGGTGTTCTGGGCATAGTGGTATTGCAAGGTAGTGCGAAGACCTGCCCCATCCTTGACTGGCCCGCAGATGATGAATTTCAGACGGGCTATCAGAGTACCCAATTCTTCGGCAGACCATGCATCCGAGGGCTGCAACTTTAGAGAGATGGTTTTTTTCATCTTTTGTCATAACACCAAGGCTTGTTGGGCTACACGCTTGTCTTGCAGGGTCTTGTAGTCGGTATTTAACTCGCAACCAATGTACTGCCGACCTAGATTTTGGGCTACTTGTGCCGTGGTTCCTGAACCCATAAAGGGGTCTAGAACAATACCTCCAACAGGCGCACCAGCCAATATACATGGCTCAATCAACTCTGTTGGAAATACTGCAAAGTGTGCGCCAGCGTAGGGCTTAGTATTGATTGTCCACACGCTACGCTTATTCGCCATTTCATATGACTTTTCAAGGCCAGAATGTGGTTGCAGTCCACTACCCTCATTGTGATACTTGCCGTCAGTCCTATCCCTTGTCCCCCAATCTTGCTTTACAGGGTCTTTAATGGCTTCATGGTCGTAGTAATACTTCTGCGACTTGCTCAGTAGGAAAATATACTCATGCGCTTTAGTGCATCGGTCTTGCACCGACTCTGGCATAGGGTTTGGTTTGTGCCAGATGATGTCTTGACGCAGATACCAACCATCAGCCCTAAGAGCAAAAGCCAGCATCCACGGGATGCCAATCAGGTCTTTTTCTTTTAGCCCATCTAATTTATTGCCACGCCTTGCACAAGTCTGCGGTAAGTCTTGGTCGCTGTTAGCAACGGTCTGCTTTACAAGGGCTTGCCCCTTGCCGGGTCGATAGTTGTAGTAACTGTCCCCAATGTTTAACCACACAGTTCCATCGTCAGCCAGAACATCCCTGACGCACCCAAATACTTCGACCATAGCGGCTATGTATTCCTCTGGAGTTTCTTCCAGACCTATTTGCCCATCGTTACCGTAGTCACGCAGCCCGTAATACGGAGGGCTGGTCACACAGGTTTGGGCTTTTATGCCCTCTGATGCCCATCGGCGCATAGTCTCTCGGCAATCGCCGAACTCAATGATATTCACTTCAGCCCCCTCGTATTCTCGCTGAACTTAACGTCGTGTTCCAAAGCCCATTTAACCACCTTCTCCACATACTCCGAGAACAAGGCTTGGTTTAACTCGCTAGTACTAGGCTCTAGCATCTTTATGCTTCCGTCTGGCAACTCAATCATCCGTTCAGGCAAAAACAAAGCCCGTAGGTACTCGTGCCAGATACTTGGCTCGTAGGCCTTACCCACAACTATCTGCTCCGATATATCTCCCAACACCGCCCAGTAGTACCTGTTGCTATCTAAACTTCGTTTAGGAGGACGGACTTCTAGTACATAGCCATCAGGTGCGTTATCCACCATCTGCTTTGCTACGTCTCTATTGTGTGGGGAGAGAATCACGCAGACTTGAGCGCGGCTCTCATTACCGCAACCTTAAAGTGTGGGAACGACTCGAACTGGCTAGGGTCTAATCCTAGTTCCTTGCCCTTGAGTTCTATGCCCGTAGCCGTTTCGTGCCAAGGCTTTTCGTTAACTACGTTTGGCAGGGAAACTTCTAGTTCATCTTCCCAACGCTCTCCGCGAAGCCAGGTGGCTGGATACGGGATAAAAGCCCCGCCAGACTTCATCCAACTCTCGGTCTTGCAGTTAGCGGTTATGGCAGTTAACAAATTTGTTAATTCAGGCCGTATATCTTTTGTTTGCGCCCACGCTTTTCTAGCGTCTGCCTTGGCTACTTTCTTAGGGTAAGCAGCCCAAAACTTATCAAAGTCATCCATGTTTACCACCTCCTCGTGGCGTATTCTAATCGGTTATGTAACATTCTATCCTAGGTACTTACCCCTATAAATATCTACTGCCTCGCGCAGGGTAATTTCTGGGATTTCTGTTAGCCAACTGCAATTCTCGCGGACTTGTGTAACCGTGGTCAACCCCATGTCTATATCCCCAGACGACTCATGCGAGGTCAGGAGAATCAGGCAATGTTTATGCGGGGGGTCGTTTATGGCATCGCAGACCCGTTCTAAGGCTAGAAGCTGTCCGCGAGGAATGGGTGAGTTTTTGTACTTAGTCTCGACAATGATAAACAGTCGGTTAGAGAACTCTAGCAGGGCATCTACATCTGTCGGGGATATTGCACCCCATCTCAACCCTGAGAAGTCCTTTAGCTGACTACCGTACTCTCTATTCCTATACATAATCCTCCCTTACTATGTATATATATCTGCACTTTTGGTGGACGGACTTAGCCTTAGCCTATCCGTCCTTTACCTGCACTTTCGGAGCCACAGGACTCGTTAGCCTTTTCGCGTTCTGGTGCTAACTTCGCCGCCAGGTTAGGGTATTCCAACGCTGCCCACAGTACCCCTATCGCCATCTAGCCCTGCCGTCTTTCGCCGACGACTAGGTAGCGGTCAGCAAAAGAAAAAGCCCACATAAGACTAGAGCGTGGCTCTTGGCATGAGCAAAGTAGGAACGAATGAGGCGTCAAGCCAAAACTCATCAGTTACCGCTTTACACACGCCCTAGACTTATATGGGCTTACTGATGCTTAACGCTTTCGTTCCAGCAGTTGCCACACCGCTGACAACGCTAGGATACCACGGATTCAGTTAAGTTCAACCAATTTTATTGTCCACCCCGCCTTTAATTTCCCCCAACCGTGGACATGGACTTTCCACCTAGACCGAACCAACTCTGGGAAATACTCGTTTTCCTGTATTTTCTTGACCCGCGCTGCAACATTTCCCCTGCTAGTGGTCTGCACCCCTATGGTCTCCCCGTTACCCACAGCTAAAATGTCTATACAGTTCCACAGGTCTATCCGCTTGCGGGAATAGGGACACCACCTCTCCACAATCCAGCACCGGTAGCCTTGGTCGCGGAGGTACTTGAGGCTTCTTTGCGTAGGAGACATTCTTACATTCTACTGTATAACCATACATTAGGGTTATCCATTAGAAAATTTCTTATATAACTCATAAAAGTCGTGTAAGATTCTGTTCATGGCATCCCGCCATATACGCCGAGGAGGGCATATGAAATACGACGAAGATTGGTACTACACACCGCCAGAGTTTGAGTCCGAGGAGGACGAGGAGGAGGATTCTTACTGGGAAGAACGCGCATGGGAGGCTAACCGTGACTGATTGCCAAGCCCACCAGCAAGAGCTGGAGCAACAAGAGCAAGAGGACTCGGTATGGGAACGCGCCAGACTGATGGCTAAGAACCACGGCAAGATGATTGGGTGCGCTCAGACCATACGGGACTCTAGCGGTGACGAGGACTATGTAAGAATTGCAGTAAAATACTTACTAGAAGCTTTGAAGGAACACGAAGATATTATGAGGAGATACGGATGAACTCAGTAGATTTACTAAAGATTAACGTCAACGACCACACGGAGAAGAAGGGAAACCTTACATACCTGTCGTGGGCATGGGCTTGGCAAGAGGCAATCAAGGCAGACCCGCAAGCAGAGTGGAAT